CACTTGTAAATGTGCTGGTGTTTCTTTGTCACGGTCAGCTATTTTTGCTTTTCTAGCATTTCCAAGAGCACCTTCCACGCTTTTAGACTGTTCTGCTTGTGCGCGGTCACGAGAAAGAACATCTTCAAAACTTCCAGGCGCATTTTTATCCGGAGTTCCTATACCAAACATCCCCTTGAAGCTGGCACCTATTGCTGTTTTAGCTGCCTTCAACGAACTTCCCCCAGCTTCTTTTTTAGATTGCTGAGTTATTCCGAACATTGCGGGTATAAGTTCTTTAAATGAGGTTGGGCCTGATGGTAGTCTGCCCTCTGTTGACTTTCCGAATGCCGCCGCGCCTTCGGTTTTGAGACCTTCAATCGCTTCTATTAATTCTTTTTGTTTTTTCGGATCATTTGTTTTTTTTAGTTGTTCATCAAGATGAAGAATAGCAGCTGACATCTTCTTCATTACGTCGCTGTTTTGTTTTTCTACACCTTGTAACGATGTAGGTATTTCTTTTAAGCTGTCTAAAATATCATGAAAGACATTTTCTGTGGATTCATTCATTTTATCCAAGGTAACAGCAATAGTGGCAATGGTAGTCGCTGTTGCCATATTCCCGGCTGCTTCTTTTTCAGAGTCAATTGGGCTATTGCTTATTGTTCCTCTAATGTTGCCAGCCATTTGGGACTTGGTTCGTTTTGTAGCCATGTTTTTACCTAGTTTTGTTCATTGTTTTTCTTTTCCAGATATTGTAACAACATTGAAATGTAAATCTCTCTTTCCCATGGCATCATATTTTCAATTTCTGTTAGTGAATATTTGTGTATTTGCATCAACAAGAAATTGGTTTTATAAAAATTCACCATCGTATCATGAGAAAGAGTTACTCGAAAAAATTTGTTATGCTGTCTATTATTAACGTGTTAGGTTTTTCACAACCACCACAGATGAATTCAATCTTCTTATTTAATATTGGCATGTGAATAAAGAATTCTTCAAATTTTTCAAATTGGTCCGGGGTAAGATTGTCAATGAATGTGCGAACCTCATTATATGTTTCTTTTGTATTCACAAACATTTCATCGTCCGTGTATATTTTTGAAATACATTCAACAATGACATCATAGACTGCATTATCGCCCGGTGTATCAAATAATGAAATATAATGTTGTATTTTAGGATATGATAATTCAACTTTGACTGCATTATCAATTTCAAGTATTTTATTTGTTTTTGTGGTTGTACTTAATGTAAAATCAGCGATGGAAATATTACTAAGATGTTTATGCCCACAAATCCCACATATTAAATATAAATCAATTTCTTCACCTACAGACTTTCCACGAATCTGTAAGAATGCATATTGCACATCAGCTAAACAATAATCATCAACTTTCAATTTATCAAACGTGCAATTTTCGACAATATCAACGATGGCACCAATAGATGCTCCTATGGTTTCAGTTTCTTTTGCCAACAGTAAAAGTTTTTCTTCTTTCACTAAAAATGGTCGAAAATCAATGGTCTCACCAGACACGGGAAGTGTCATGGTAAATGTGGGGACCTTCACTACAGGTATATTCATGGTGTTCTCCTAAAATAATATGATGTTAACCGCGCTTTCCAATTCGCAATGCTGATGCCTTTAAATCTTTTCCTAAACTCTGAAGCGATGTTCCTTGGGGTATTTTATCTGTATATTTCTTACCAAACTTTGATAATGCATCAGTTGCTGACTTAGCTACGCCCGTGCCAAGTTTTCCTTCAGGGTCTAATGAATCGAATGATGATGTCCAATACTTATATGAAAATGTCACCGACATTTTATGAACACCGGCTCCCCCATAGCTAAGTGGCATAACATTGATTGCTGTAGGGAAACAATCCACGAGTTGTATATGAAATGCTATTGTTTCAGTATCACGAAATGCTTCGAGAATAGGATTTAGTACTGGGCCTAAAAGTCCAGTGACTTTGGATTTTACAGCATTTGTGACATTATCGATTTTACGTTTGCCCGCAGACAACAGTTTATCAAGAACAATCCCTGTTCCAATGTTTCCTACTGCACTTAACCCAGAATTTGAAAGTATTGATGACGCGGCAGCTTTTATTCCAAAGTCGGAACTTGTAGGACTTAAATTCAGTAGTGCCTCACCCGGAATACCTGCAGGCACCAACGCATATAATCCAATACGCTTAACATAATCAGAATAAAACCCCACCTCGTTTCCTTCCATTCTGCTGCTAACACATGTTGTCATCCATTCTTCCATTGCTTGTCTTGCCGTCCAGCTAGTGTCAATAATAAATGACAGTGTAATGCTATTTCCCCCGTAATCGACCGTTGATGCACGATATTCATCCATACCGTTAATTCGTAGAGTTCTGACTGCTATATTCTTGCCCGGCAATGATGCCTCATCACATAACAATGTCAAGTCACGGTCCAACCCAGAAATCTGTACGAAAAATCTCTCTTGTCGCGCCAATCCTTTTGTTTTAACAAACGATATGAATTGCTCAAGTGTTGGTACACTAGGAAGAGCAGTAACCGTAACAGCAGATAGTGGTTGTGCTTGACCCTGACCAGCCATACCTGGGAATAATTGTTTTCCGATTGACGCTATGTTGAAGCCTGGCATTATATTTTGCTCCGTGACTCGTCCCAGACGGTATTATGAGTTTTTTTCTTGAAATTGTCCAAAGGTAACATTATACTTTTTCTCCAATCAGCAGGATTGATTTTCATCATACGAGATTTCACATGTGCGTACAAATAATGTTTCACACAGGCATGAACTCCGGGAAATCGTGAGGCGTTATCTAATAATTTCCATGTTAATTGAAATCGGGTAGTTGCTGTCATCGTGTCATCTGTTATCACCTTAAACATTCTCTCATATAATCTCATGCGAAGCATGGGCGAAAGATAATGAAAATTCAACCCATAGAATCCCCCTGTTACTTTCCTAAATGGCACCACCAAGGGAACGACATCATAATATGGGAGTGTTTCTTCCATCTTGGGCTTATACATGAACAGATACATGTCACCGATTCGTACCGTGGTTACAAACACCCCGATATCACTTCTCATTGCCTTTTGGGGAGTGATGGTTGTCATCCCCATTTTGCGTATCATATCCTGATACCACCGAAATGAACTTGTCGGTGTCTCGGTGCTTCGAATAGAATCAAATGGATTTATAGTTGGCATATATATTGGTATGAGTTACTCCGATTAGTATTTATAGAGGATTACTTATACCTTCCTAAATCTCGTTCAGTTATTATCATGAATTCCCAGTTTTGGGCGGCCGCAAACTTGCGGGCAGCGTCCCATTTAGCGGTGTTGACGCCCCATTGTTTTACTTCTGAAATGAACCCCCGTGTCTTTCTTTTCGGGATTTCTGGAGGAAGTGTATATTTGTAGGGCTTCACTTCTATGAGATATTTCTTAATCTTGTTCTCGGTTGTTTTCACTTCAATGAAAAAATCAACAAAATACCGATGAATATGCCCATCAACAGGACTCACATAGGGAACAACAATTTCTTCACTGGCCCAATGTAAAATGGAGGTGTTTACATCACACCATTTCATGAACTGTGCCTCGTAGGAACTTCGGTATATAATGTTCCCGGAATTACCAATGTATTTTTCTGGGTTTTTAGGAACAAACCGTCCCTTGTAACTGTCTTTCGTGTAGGTCATATAAATATTGTATAGGTCATTTCTCTTACGGATAAACTATTTATGGCTGAATCAAATACTTCCGGAGCAGGGGCAGGCAGCACCCTTCCAGGATATAAAAATAGTGCGAATGTTCGCAGCGAGGGGTTGAACGTATACCGGTATCCCACTGATGTCGGCAGCAATGAATACCCCAATTACATCATGTTTAATATTGTCAAGCGCGAGGGCGATATTGGAAACACCGAACGGATAGGTGATGCTAAGGCATCAAACGCATTATACGGTATAGCACCCGAAACCTCAAAACAGAATCGGTCTGACCTTAACACGGGGTTGGCAGGCGTTGTTGGTACCATAGCTGCTGCGGTAGGTGGGTTTGAAGCTGGGAGCGATATGGCAAAAGACGCAGGAAAATTTATTGCTGACAAGATTCCCGCGGGCGGCGCACTTGTAAAAGCAGAAGCAACAGTTGCAGGAAACGTTGCTGGCGTGGTCGTGGGAGCAGCTGCAGGTATTACTGTGGGGGCTATTTCCCAGAAACGTGACCGAGTAACGTTAAAAACAACCATTGCATTACATCTTAACAATAAACCCTCGGTCAGTTATAAAGCTCAATGGGCAGACAGAGAATTGGGAATCATCGGGGGAGCTGGGCAAGTATTTGGAAAAATGAAAGATGCTGTGTCAGGAAGAAGTGGCGTAATGGATAATGCAAAAGGACTAATGGATGCAGCGGGAGAAGCCTTTAAAGGACTAGGCGGCGCGGCTGCTACCATGGCATTGAAAAAAGTGAATGATACTCCATTAAAAGCATTCGGGGATGTGCAGAGTTTTTTTGAAGCAGGGACTGGCCAAGCTATCAATCCTTTCAAGGCACAGTTGTTTAAAAACATGGAATTTAGAACATTCTCGTTTGATTATGTATTTTTACCAAGAGATATCACAGAATACAATTCCGTACAAACCATTATCAAAACATTTAAGCGATACATGCATCCCAAGCTTGGAGATGAAAACTTTTTCCTAGGATATCCTGCGGAATTTAATATAACGTACTTTCATAAAAACGGGCCAAATCATGAAAATATTTTTAAACTTTCAAGCTGTGCATTAACTGATTTAAAGGTGGAATATGGCGGTGCCGACTTCGTGACCTTCAAGGGCACAAAGGGAGCTCCAACAGAAATTGCCATGAGTCTATCATTCTTAGAACTAGAACTTCTCACCGAAGAAAGAATTATGGATGGGTACTAATGACATATTTTTCACAATTTCCCAGAATTGCTACAACAAGTAATGGTAAAATAATTGTCATTGAAGATTTTCTTCGCCGGGTAGGAATGTCATCTTCATTCAGAAACAACGCAGTACTACTTGAAGATTATATTGTATCTGATGGTGAAACACTTGAAGCAGTAAGCAACAATGTCTATGGCACCCCGTTATATCATTGGGTTATTTTATTGGTGAATGGCTTCACTGACCATAGAACCGAGTGGCCTATTTCCAATTCTCAAATCCCTGCATTAGTTGCATTGAAATACAAGGTGATTGAAACGTTTGCTGCCACTTCTGCATATGTAGCGATTGCCACGGACATCATTACACTAGCAGAACATGATTTATTTACTGGTGATGAAGTTGTGTATAATAACGGTGGGGGAACGAGCATTGGGGGGCTGACAAGTGGGAACACCTACTATGTTGTGAAAATGACTGCCAACACCATTAAGTTGGCAACCACCCATGCCAACGCAATTGCAGGCACCCCGGTAGTGAATTTAACAGCAGTGGGCATAGGAACTTCCCATACATTCACGAAACAGGGCGATGGTGAACAAGTGCATCATTATTATGATGCATCAATTGGGTATATCGTTGACCAAGATGATTCAAATGTCAATATTAGTCCAGTAACAAATTATGAATATGAGATTCAAGTGAATGATGCTAAAAGAACGGTTAAAATATTGTCGCCAAATCTTATTCCGTTGGTGAAACAAGAGTTTAAAGCAAAAATAGGTAGATAATGGAAAACATTGAGAAAATTAAAGATGTCGGTGAAGTAATAACCGAAAACATTACCATTACCTCCAGGGGTAAGAATATTGATATTAAGTCAATGGCGATGCAAACTGTTATTTACGAAGATATTTTTAGTAACATGATGTCAGGACACACGGTCATACAAGATGCTGCAAGTTTTATTACCCAACTCCCGCTGTCAGGGATGGAAACGATAACTGTTAAATTTCGGTCACCCGGATTTGAGCGAGCTACTCTTGAAAAAACTTTTTATATTACCGCGGTAGAACATCGTTTATTGGGCGAAAAAGAACAAGCCTATGTTCTTCATTTTATTTCAACTGAAGCATTAACTGATAATGTTGCAACTATTAGTAAAAAACTTAAAGGAAAAACTGATACCATTATTACTAAAATATTTAATACATATCTAAGGCAGAAAAAAAACTTGGTTGTATTGGAAAATCATGTAAGTGATGCTGTGTTAGTTTCTCCATTTTGGTCACCCTTGAAAGTTATTAATTGGCTGTGCAATAGAAGCTACGCCAAAACCGCAAATGTGTTATTTTTTGAAGGGAATAAAAACTTTTATTTGTCCAGTATTACTAGATTAATGATGCAAAAACCATTTGGTACATATTCATATATTCCTACATCAAGTACCAATGAATATAAAGATTTGGCATCAAAATATAACAACATTACAAAAATAAGTCCTATTGATTTTATTGATGTGTTCAAGGGGCAAGATTATGGGTATTATGCAAGTAATTTAATAACACATGATATTACACTGAAAGAATACAAAGAATTTACCTGGGACCATTATACAGAAATGAATAAATTGGGAGCAGTAAACAAGCAAGTGTTTCCTAAGGATTTACCAAAAAGTTCTAATAATTATCGTTCAGTAAGAACAAAACAGTATAAGATGTTTGATGAAACACCAGACCCCTATTATGAAAGATGGGCAATGCAAAGAAACAGTTTCATGTACGAGGCACAGAATCTTCGGTTCTCTATAGAAGTTCCAGGAAGAAGTGATATAGAAGTTGGTAATACAATAGAATGTGTCATTCCTAAATCAACAGCCAAAGACAATTCAGGAAAGGCAACCTTTGATGATTATCTTGACCCGTATTTGTCTGGCAAGTATTTAATCACATCAATCAGACATTCATTTACATTAAACAAACATGAAATGATACTTGAAATTATGAAATATTCATTTAATAAATCATTGGGTTAATTATGGAAAACGTATATGGAAATAATGCGTTCTATTGGTGGGTGGGTGTTGTTGAAGATAGAAATGACCCACTGTACCTAGGACGATGCAAAGTGCGTATTGTGGGGCATCATAGTTCAGACACAGGAGAACTTCCTGTTTCCGACTTGCCCTGGGCGTTTCCTATGCAACCTATTACTTCTGCAGCAATGTCGGGCGTGGGACAAACGCCCATAGGAGTTGTTGAGGGAACCTGGGTTATTGGATTTTTTCGTGATGGCGATGATTGTCAGGAACCTGTTATGATGGGAACCATGGGAGGTATCCCCGGAAAAAAATATCAAGAAAGATTAAATAATACCACGGGTCGTGGATTTCAGGATCCTAATAAGAAATATCCTTTAACTGAATTATTAGATGAACCCGATACAAATCGTCTTGCTCGCAATCAGAGTATTGATAAAACAATTGTTCACACAAAACAAATAAACCGCACGAAAGGAGTTTCTGTTGCGTTCGGGGGAGATAGTAGTGCTAATCGCACGGGAGATTCAACCTCGAGTGGTGATGACTGGAATCAACCAGATAGTCCGTATAGTGCGCGATACCCGTATAATCATGTAACGCAAAGTGAATCTGGCCACGTTATTGAAATTGATGATACAACAAATGCAGAACGCCTACACATATATCATAGAACAGGAACGTTTGTTGAAATTGATGCTGTGGGGTCAATGGTTACTCGCGTTATTGGCAACAACTATCACATCACTGATTGTAATGGATTTATTTCTATAAAAGGAAAGGCAAATATTACTGTGGATGGTAGTTGTAATATTTTGGTGAAGAATAATTGCAATATTGAAGTAGACGGTAATTTAAAAACGCATGTTCACGGCGACTATGAGTTGAATGTTGCAGGCAAAATAGATATTGCTGCGGGCAAAGCGTTTACCGCATACACCGATAAAGATATGAGTATCCAAGCAAAAACAGGTATTTCAGCAAAGAGTGACACGACAATTGATGTTGAATCCAAGACTGTAGCAAATATCAAAGCGGGAACAAAGTTGCAAATAGGCGGTGCAATAAAAACAAGTATTAGCAGCCCAATCACCGAAGCAGCAATTGTTAAGATGAATGGGATGTCCATTGTCCCTGTGCCACCTGCACCAACGACTGGGGCAACTGTACGAGATTTGACGCCTACGAAATCTGCTTCCCCATCCGAAGAACAGGTGGATCCTGCGGAACTTAATATAAAATCTTCAGCATCAACATTTACAAAATTATATCTTGATGGTGTGACAGTAGAGAACGCAAAGGTTATAGAAGGAAATAATAAAATTATAGCAACAGAACGTGCAGCTGACCCCCCAGTTGCTCCAAAAACCCCACCACTAGCATCCCCTTCAGTGAAGGGGGCAGTACCAAGACCTGAACCTCCCGCAAGTAGAGATATGAAACTTTTAGCTCCGGAGTTCGCTCAGCGTGTTGAAAGAATTCTTGCAAGAATTCCTACTGCAATGGTAACAGAAGGATATCGTAGTGTTGCTCGGTCTGACTGGCTCTACGGATTCGGAAGAGATTACACAGAGCCCGGGCGCATGACAACTGTGTCAAATGCTAAAGGGGGTACTAGTTGGCACAACTACGGTCTAGCTGTTGATATTATTCACAAGACACTGCAGTGGGGTGCACCGGCAGATTGGTGGGAAAACCTTGGAAAAATCGCTACAGAAGAAGGATGTGAGTGGGGGGGATATTGGGCATTTAAAGATTTACCACACGTTCAGTGGAAAGGTTTGTCACGCTCCCCCACGCAGATTGCGAAAGTCGCGTTGAAGGAAGACTCTTTAAAAACATATTGGACATCTATTAGAGCTTCTGTATAAATAGTAAGTTACACACTCAGATATAACCATAATGACAATAATTTCTCCCAATAAGCTTTACAAGGATGTTGATTTTTCTTTTGCAGCACACCCGGAAACGGGTGCGCTGTTGAAAAAGATTGATGTCAACTCATTAAAGCAATCTATTAGAAGTTTGTTGTTCACTACTCCGGGCGAAAGGCTGTTTCAACCAGAGATTGGGTCGGACATTTATCGTTTGTTATTTGAACCCGTTGACCCCATTACCACGGAAACGTTACGCTACAGTATACAGCTTACATTGGAAAATTTTGAACCAAGAATTCTCGTTGATTTGATTGAGGTTGTTCCATTATATGACGAGAATTCCTATGAAATTTCAATATTTTTTACTATACGAGGTATAGCGCAACCAGCATCATTTACAACATATCTAGAGAGATTACGATAATGGCAGAAATTAACATCACTGAATTAGATTTTGCAAATATTAAAAACAACTTAAAAACATATCTTTCCGCTCAGACAGAATTTACCGACTTTGATTTTAGCGGGTCTGCATTAAATGTCATGCTTGACGTACTTGCCTATAACACACATTACAATGCTGTGTTGGCAAATTTGCAAGCCAATGAAATGTTTATTGATAGTGCCATCAAGCGCAGTTCAGTCATCTCATTGGCAAAGATGTTGGGATATACGCCGAGGTCGGTGACATCATCGAAAGCATATGTTAATTTGTCAGTGGTGCAAGATGTGATAGAAGCATCCACATTGTCTATTACGCCCAGTGTTATGTTTTCTGCTGAAATCAATGGCACAGCATACACATTCAATGTAAATGCATCTCAAACTGCCACGGTGAACAACGCTGGCAATTTCGTGTTTACCAATGTTGAATTGATTGAGGGATTACGTATAGCGAATGATTTTACAATTCGCTCTGATACCGTGTCGGGCCCCCTGGTTATTCCTGTACAAAACATTGATACCACAACGGTCACCGTTTCCGTGCAAGCATCATCATCAGATTTTACAACAACGACATTTACAAAACATACAAGTATTGCCGATGTTACCAACACCAGCAAAGCTTTTTGGTTGGAAGAAAATAGTGATGGAATGTTTCAAGTCATGTTTGGTGATGATATCATTGGTGCCAAATTAATTTCAGGAAATATCGTTACGGTGTCATATATTATATCCGCTGGATCAGCAAGTAATGGCTGCAGAAACTTCACATTGGTGGGTGACATTGATGGTGAGACACAGGTGAACATCACGATTAATACACCTGCATCAGGTGGCAACACGCGCGAATCAATAGATTCTATTCGGTATAATGCGCCAAAATTCAATGCCAACAGAAATCGTGCGGTTACATCACAAGATTATCGCACCCTCATTAAACAAAATTTTCCCAAGGCGCGTGAAGTTGCCGTATGGGGTGGTGAGGAAAACAGTCCTCCTATATATGGTAAAGTGTTCATTTCCATTGATCCAATAGTTGGAGCAGTTCTCACGAATTCAGACAAAGATTACATCACGGAAACGCTTCTTCGTCCCAGAAGTGTTATGAGCATTCAACATGAGTTTGTTGACCCTGAATATTTGTATATTGGGCTTGAAGCAGCCATTAATTATAATCCAAAATTAACTACATTGAAAAGTTCAGATATATCAGTGTTAGCTAAAGCTGAAGTTACCGATTATTTCAATACTGAACTTGGTACATTGGATACAACATTTTTTCTATCACGAGTATCGGAACGTGTCAAAGCAGTGGAACCTTCCATTGTCAGTTCATTGTTCAAGATGCGAATACAGAAACGTCTTGCAATTGTAGCCAATACAAAAACTGTGTATTCAAAAACATTGAATTTTCTCACAGCAATTAGCCCTGAAACATTTCGCAGTTCAAATTTTCAAGCGACGATAAGTGGCTTGGTATATTCTGGATTTTTACAAGATTACAGCGATGATACAACAGCAAGTGATACAGGAACTGGAAAAATATATTTCGTAAATTCTGTTACTCGCGCCACGGTGACACAGGTGGGAACAATTAATTATGC